CCGATAGCGCTTGCCGTCAACGTCCGGCTCTCTGATCTCGCTGGTGACCGTAAACGACCCGCCGCCGCGCGTGGCGCCCAGCAGCTTTGTGTCATCTGCAAGCGCAGTAGCAAGCGCTGTCCGCAGCGCCGTCGCATCCGTATACTCGGAATAAGCGAACCCAATCAGGAACGCGCCCGCATTGAGCTGGAGATTCTGAAAGGTCTCTGTGCGGCACGGTGTAACCATCCCCGCAACTGCCATGGCTCTCTACCCCCTTCAAAGATGGTAAGAATTGATCTGCATACTAATATAGGCATATGAGTTCTCTGGATTCGCGTCCCGCATAATCTGCACCGTAGGGCCGCGCAAGACCACGCTGCCGCCGTCGCAATCAATCTTGACTGCATCCCTTGCCGCGAACGCGGACAGGATCTGGTCTACCTTTTCCAGCAATGCCCTGTTACCAGTCGTCCTGTACCAAACCCGCGCATAATGAGTCAAGGGCTGAAACGGCTCCGTCTCGACGAGGTTGTAAGTGATGTACGGCACCTGCGCGTCCGTCGGAACCGTTCCTTCTGTGTATGCAGGAAGGCCGAAGCTTGACCAGAACTCATACAATGCCCGCGCTGTATTTGTCAAGTAAGCTCCCACCCTTCGGCGCTCACCTGTCCGATTTGGAAACTGGCAACGTTGGGTGTCTCGCTGTCCTTAATATTGCTGGTGACGCGGAACGTTTTGCCATCGCTCGACCGCCGGAAAACGTCGTGGAACTGCAACGGCAATCCCTTTGTGACTGTCACGGTGTACAACTCTGTGACGCCCTGCTTTTCCGCAACTCGGGCCGCGAGGCTGCTGTCCTTTATGACCGCCGCTTGGAAGCTTGCGCCCTCTGTCCACTCATAAGTGAAGCCGCCCAGACCGTCCGGAACCGTGCGCCTGTCCAGCATCACGCAGTCTTCCATCATCGTATCAATCAAAGACATCGAGGACCCCTCCAGATGCTCAAGAAATACGCCTGTAGGCGTTTAGGCGCGCCCTGTAAACGTCCTGCCAACTCAACGCGCCGCCCGCGTTAGAACCGCTGCCAGACGCCTTGGAATACGAATACCCGCCGAAGCTCTCCGACTGATACGGCGTTTCAAGGACTGCCTGATTTTTGGCCTGCCACGTCTTTATTTCGCTCAGAATGTCAAGAAACGCGACGGGAACTGCCATTGCTGTAATTGTGCCCGTAAACGTTTCATCCGCCATAGCGACGCTGGTATCGCCATCATCGTTATAAATAGCGTCGCTTTTGTACGTATAAATCCCATCATTCAAAGCAGACCCGCAAACCTTGAACCTCTGTCCCGGCGCAACGAGTGAATCCAGATCGTCTATTCTGCCGTCCTCTACATTGAACGTGCCGGTATAAATGGCATGCTCAAAGTAATTATGCACATAATTGCAGACGTCAGTCAGCATTCTTCTTCACTCGCTTTCTGGCCCGTTCTTCTGCTACTTCCTCAATCAACGGAAATCCGCAACGGTTGGCATCAGTAGCCAACTCCCTGATCCGCTTATCCGTTGCGGTTGCCCCGTCCCGAGGGAACACATCCCCCGGGACGTATTTGTGACAACCGTCATTGAGATCGTAGAACTCTGCTATGACTTTGTAAATCAAGTGCCGGAAACGGTAACGTTGGCAATACCGTCCAGATACTCAGCCCACAGGGCCATGCCCATCAGCGCGAACGCCTCACCGACTGCGGTATTGTAGTTGCCCTGAGCATGGAACCCAATCAGGTTGGTCTCGCCCTGCACCGTATAATTGAGGCCCAGCCGAGCAAACTCGCTGTCACCCGGGTCAATGTAGTACAGGTCGATGTTCTCCACGGGCGTGGCGAGGACCTTGTTCCGCGCAATCTGCGCCGCAGGCAGGAGGAACAGCGTCCGATAGCCCATGAAATTCTGAATGTAGGTCAGGCCGAAGGCGGTCTGAACTGTAATATCAGCGCTGCCAAGATAGTCATACATGTCAAGGATATTGGCGAAGCCGACAACCTCGGTCACATCCTTCTGCATAGTGGCAAACTTGTTCAGCACGAGGCCCTGCGCCTTGGCAAGAGCCGCCTGCCACGTCGCCGCCGTGCCTGTCAGATTGCCGGTGTTCAGGAACGTGTAGAACCGGCCCATGACAACGTTCTGCAGCTTGGTCAGGAAAGCATCGTCCGACTTCTCGACCGCGATGGCCGCGCCGTACTTGTTCACGTCCTCAATCGGTACGGCCTTGGCGTATTTCTCAATCTCGAGATCGCCCTTCGCTGCCTTGGTGATTGTGGCCTTGCTGTACGGAATCACATTGCCGGGACCGACGGTGCCGCTTTCAAGCGCAACGTCCGCATTGTAGGAAATAAGCTGAGTGCCGGGCGTTTTGCGAATCGGACGCATAATGCCCATGATGGTACGCAGCGCGTCCCAGTTGTCATTGAATCTGGTAACAAAGTCGACTTCCCGCGCAGTGACTGCACTTGCACCCGTGCCGTAGGAATTCGGCAGCGAATCGCGCGGACTAGTCAGGGTCTCCACATTTGTGGCCGCCATTGCTTACATCTCCCCTCATTTGAGCAACTCCGGATGTTCGGTGAGCGCCCTCTGCCTGTCAGCCGTGGTCATCTTGTACCGCCCTCTTTCATCCTTGGCATAGATGTCGGCCTTAGTGATTGTAGCGCTGCCGTGAGTGTTAGGCGGTGTCTCCACCTGAGCGCCCTGCTTCCCCGTTGTCTGAATGAAAGCACTCCACTCGGTTTTGATGGCCTCTGTCAACGCTGCCGCGTTTTCCATCTTGCCATCTTCGCCAATCTTCATGCCGGACAGATCGGTGATCCGAAGGATAGCCTCAATCCGCTTGGGGTCAACGTTGGCGTCTTTCAGAAGCTGCGTATATGCCGCCTTGACCTTTTCCGCCTGAGCCTGAGTCGCGACCTCAGTCTTGTAAGCGTCGAACGTCTTTTTCAGCGCGTCATACTTGGTTTTCCAATCTTCGCCATTGTTGGCCTTCAAGGCATCAAGTTCCTTCTGCGCATTAGCCAGCTTCTCCGCCTCAGCCTTGTAGCCGTCTCGCGCTTCCTTCAGGCCGTTCACGGTGTTGGTGTGCTCCTCAATGATGGCCCCGACCTGTTCATCGGTCAGCCCCATACCTTTGAGAAAACTTCGAGTAACCGCCATCTTGTGCACCTTCCTTTTCCTCGGGACGAGTTCTTCCGCCCAGTGCTAAGGTGATTTCTT